CATTTTTTGATATAAATAATTTTAAAAACGTTAGTTCATCCACATTAAATTATAGATACAATCCAACAAAAATTGTTAGTACTACGTATGAAGCATTACATGTATCGTCATCATCGTCACTTATATATTATAAATTTAATTATCCTAGTGATAATCAGACTACATTAACATATTCTGAAAATGGGATATCTACAATTTATAAGCCAAAATATTTTTATATTTTTGGGGTTCTTCATAATAATATTACTGGTCTTACATCAGGAAATAATGCAAACAATAATATTGTTGGTGAATTAGTTATCGAACATAGAAGTGATACGGGAAATACACTTTATTCTTGTTTTTTTCTAGAATCACCAAAATCAGGTGGTATGGGTATGGATCCCGATGGGAAATCTATTGATAAACTTTTTGCTATGATAAAATCAAATAAAGAATTTGCGCATGGGTCTTCTGAGTATAAAAATAGTGTTAACATTGATTTAAATGAAGATATTCCCGCAAACCAAAGTTCATTAGTATATAACGATACTTTTCGCCCATTAAATAAAGTTATTATTTTTACATCACCAATTCCTTTAACAAATAAAAGAACTGCAGATGCTATACAAAAATTAGAAATAACAACAGAATTATTTAGTATTTCTGCTCCTGCAGATTATCAATCAAATAATAATGTGAATAGTCCAGGTTCTAAAGGTCATAATAATACGAACACTGATAAAAATAAAAATAATAATGATAATGAGATTTATATTGATTGTAATCCGGTTGATGCTAGTGATGAACAAATTCAAACATATAAAGTTCCAATGGTTTCTGGGGTTATGAAAAAAATTAATGATAGCGATGCTTTGAAAACTTCCATTGATTTCTTTTTATTTTTCGTATTATTAGCAGTCATTTATGTTTTTGTTCCAAGAATATACAAATCTACAGTCATTGATAATGTAAATCGCATGTCTGATGTAGATAGTTATTCAAATATTTTTCAAAAAAGGCAATATAATCGTTTAGTTCGTATTACTACAATAGATTTTGTACTTAGTGTAATAGTATTTGCTTTTATATTCTATTTTATTGTTATCTTAGGATATCAAAAGAAAAATTTTCAATATATTGTTTATGGAATAGCATTATTAATACTTTATACAATTTGCGGTATTCTTATATATATAAATAAATTGGATTCAAAATATATGGGTTCTAGCTTATTACCTGAAGATATAGATACTAAATTAAAAGTTAATAATATTACGTTACTTGTCCCAAATGATCTGGGAATTATGATTGGAATGGTTCTTTCTTATTATTATCCGAGTCATCCAGATCAAGCATTGTTTTATATGCTTGCAGTTTGGTTAATAACATTTTCGGTATTTGTTTATTTTTATTTTTTCACAACTTGGACCGATGATACTTCAAATTTGGCGTATTCATTATTATTTTGTGCAATTCCAATTGGAATACCTTTACTTGTGTTTATAATTAAATCATAGTAGTGTTATTATTCGATTAAAAAATTGATTAAAATCTATGTCTATAATATATGCCAAAAAAGAAGAACACCCGAAAATCAAGAAAAGTCATCATGTCTGAACAAAATAATACATTACATGTTTCGCCACAAAATATTTTCGCGTCAATGACTGATTTACCAGAAGGCGAGAATCCAAATAAACATAATAATTGGGGGTTTTTGAGATTTAGCAATGTAACGCAAGAAGAAATAAACGCAATTCCTAAATGGGAACCACTTCGTCATGCAGACGTATCACCTGAGATACCTAGATATGTGGTTCCAAAAAGGTCGAATAAAAAAACGAGGAAAATAAAATCAGAGAAAAACAAATAAAATATGGTGTTTATATATAATAAATACCATGTCAAGAAAAAGATCTAATAACGAAAAATCACAAAATAAAACGAAACGTAATAGGACGTTAGAAGAGTCTATCTCACCTATTAGTGATATTTCTCCTTTAGAAAGTAATATAAACCCACAGGAATGGTTAAATAAAATTTTTGTTATTGACCCCGATGAATTTAAAGTAAAACGTGTAGAATTAAGTGAAAAAGAGGAACCATCCGATGCTAATAATTGGGGATGGTTAAAATTTCCTATTTTACCTAAAAAATTAGTGGATAAAGTAACAAAATGGGAGGATTTATATGATATAACATCTATTGAAGAGAAATCTATTTTAAATCCGTCCAAAAATAGATTCCCTGTATCGACAAAAAGCGGTGGACGTAAAACAGTAAAGGGCGGTGATAGAGGACAACAACCATTGCCCTATCCAGTAGACATATTTAGGTTATCGCTTGGATTAATAAATAACCCAGATAAGTGTTGTGTTTTTTTTTATTCAAAAGACGCAAATAATAATGTAACCCAATCAGAATGGTTTTTTGTTCAACCGAATCAAATCGTTCCTGTAATTAAGAAAGAAATTGTTGATTATGGACCACCAACCGCAGGTATTCCTGTTATCATGAATAATGCAACTACACTGAATGTACCCGATACACTTTATTTTAAAATCAATGTTCCAGAATGTGCAGATAAATTAATAGTCACTGATCCTCAAACAGTTTTTAGAGCAGGAATGATATATATAGTTGAAAATCCAAATAATTATATAAGAAATTTTATACGCGACCTTACTTGCAGCTCTATTCGTTATAATGCAGCTGACAAAGCTGCATCAAAAAAATATTCAGAATATTGGGATGGTTATCTAGTTAGTTTTCAAAGATGCAATCGTAACATTAACACATATCATAATTTTCAATTTGGACCACCACCGAACAATAATGGCGCACAATTTACGAATTTTCAATTAGCTCGTATGTCAAATCACAGAGACGGAACAAATGATTATCCGCCTGCTTTACCAATAGTCCAAAGGCCTGATTGGGTATTGCGTCATATTCCAGTTCTAGAACAACAAATCCGAGATATCTATAATAGAAAGGCCACAATTCATATAGCTGGAACGCATTTACCTTGGCCTCATCTATCTCCTTTAGATATAGTTTATAGAGGAATGAAAACACCCTACTTAAACTCGAATGGTCAACCATTGATGGTTGGTCAAAGTATACTATTAAATCAGTTTACATCAACATCTAGAAATAGAAGTACAGCATCCGGATTTACAACTGGTGGTACAAACCCTCATATTTATACATTTACTATTACTTCTGGCGTTCCGTATTTAAATTTTAAAAATAGCAATAATTGGACCTATTATACCAATGAATTTGAATTATTATTATATCCAAATATATACATTACTGTGACCAATATAGTACATGGTACTCCAACCATAGTTTACGCAACAGTTCATTTTAATGGTTGGAACGAACTAATTCCCGAAAGAGTTGCTTTATACGAATCAAAATTTATATATAATGCTATAGAAGCGGTTTCGATAAACACAATAAATACTCTACATAATCCACACATACCTCCGGTTTTACGCGCAACATTTCAGCAAATTTATACATGCATAAATGACACAAATCAATGTCATGAAAATGCGTATAATTGGTATATCGCAACTGGAAATCCAATACCTACTGGGTTTGGTCCACCCCTCCCTCTCCCCCCACCTCAACCAATGGACGTAGACGAAGACGTAGACGACTATTCTTTATAATTCATTACTTTTAGATTTAACCATTTCATAGGAAGACATGAGTGAGTACGGCGATCCTGATTACACAATGGTGTAATGTTTTACACCATTGTGCGTAAACGACTACGTTACCTTCACTCATTTACGCCCATTTTATGGACGTTTTGAATGAGAAAATATTTAATCTTATTCAAAATGTATATTATTTTGAATAGGACAGCCATGTTTAATCTAAAACATAGAAGCGTTTTTCACATTATCCGCAACAGGCTTATAATCTGATGGGGAAAATGTAATATTATCACTGCGTCCAATAGGTGCCATTTTTTGAACAACTTCTTCTTCTAATGATGTAGGTTTGTGTGGATTCATTTGTTGTAATTCAACATCCTTTTTAGCTTGTGATGGTGTATATTGAATCATTGTAACTGATCTCGCAATATTATTGTTTCTTCTCAATAATTCGTAAGCAACAAAGATATACACAATTGCTAAAATAGGGTTTACATTAAAAAATAAATAAACTGTAATAATAAACATAGTTAACATACCTAAAGGTGAATCTACATAATCAGTTAAAAATCTGGGTGTTTGAATAGGCAATATTATGTACAATATAAAAATAACTAATAACGTAATTTCTAATTGAGAAAGAGATTTGAATAAATTAGGGATCATCATTATATTATACATTATCATTATATTTTTTCATATTACATTCGGGAATACTCCTATAAAATTGAATAATCCTAAATAAAATATTAGATATGCATATTTCATGAATCGTAAGCGTTTCTTTATAAAAAAGCAAAATATATCACCAAAGAATACAATTATATATACACCATCTCAGGAGTATAAAAATATTGTTTGTTCTCAATCTTATTTAGGTAAAAAGGGATACACGATTCCAAAATCATGTTTACAGAAAGAGGATGAGGAGTTTCTACGAAAAGATTTATTTGTTAAACCTATGTTGTTTGGTTCAACCTATGGTGCGGAAATGAATCCATTTCCAGTATTCCGTGAAAATGAAAATAAAATATATTTGCCACGATTTTACGGTATTCAACGATACGGACTTCCTAGTCGTAGCGAAATTGATCGTGGAGATACAATAAATCTCGAGTTTTCTAAACCTCTTCGCGATTATCAAGAAAAAATTATTGATGTATATATGAAATATGTAGATTCAAATTTATGCAGCGGAAGTTTGGAAAAAGGTAATGGTGGTATACTCGAAGTTCCCTGCGGACGAGGTAAGACAATCATGGCACTTAAAATCATATCACTCATAAAGCGAAAGACCCTCATTATTGTACATAAAGAATTTCTTATGAATCAATGGATAGAACGTATTCGTGAATTTCTTCCAGGTGCGAGTATTGGAAAAATACAAGGTACCGTATTTGATGTGGAGGGTAAAGATATAGTAATCGGTATGGTTCAAACATTGTATGATAAGGAGTTTTCTCAAAATACATTCTCTTCTTTTGGACTAACAATTATTGATGAAGTACATCGTATTGGCAGCGAACAATTTTCGAGAACACTCTTTAAAACCATTACACCTTATATGTTAGGTATTTCAGCCACAGTAGAACGTAAAGATAAATTAACGCGTGTACTCTATATGTTTATTGGTGAAAAGATATATTCCGAATCACGTGAAAATGATGACCCGGTTTGTGTTCGCGCGATTGAATATATTACAAATGATACAGAATTTAATGAGGTAGATGTAGATTTTAAGGGAAATCCGAAATATAGTACAATGATTACAAAATTATGTGGATTTGGACCGCGTAGTGACTTTATATTGTGTGTTTTAAAAGATCTGTTAGAAGAAGAATCTGAGAACCAAATTATGGTATTATGTCATAATCGATCTCTATTGACTTATTTATATGATGGAATTGTGCATCGTAAAATAGGAACGGTTGGATATTATGTCGGCGGTATGAAACAAAATAACTTACTTGAAACAGAATCGAAACAAATTGTATTAGCAACTTATGCTATGGCTGCTGAAGCATTGGATATTAAAACATTATCTACACTTGTTATGGTAACGCCAAAAACAGATATTACACAATCTGTGGGGCGTATTTTACGTGTGAAACATGAAAAACCAATTATTGTAGATATTGTAGATTCGCATGATCTATTTCAAAATCAATGGAAACATCGTAAGCGATTCTATAAAAAATGTAATTATCGTATTCGTGAAATTGATTCTAAAAAATATACTGGAATGACAGTAGATTGGGATACAGATACCTTATGGAAACGTTCTTTTGAACCCAAAATAACTGGCACTGAAAAAACATCCGATGATGAGGATGATATACGACCTTTACCTGCACAATGTATGATAAACATTGCTGGTTTAGAGGGGCTTGATGATTAATATTATAAAATACATTCATTTTTATAATATATTTACTTCTTATATCGTCTGGACTTTTTATTTTTTCTACCGCCATTCCATAGCATTAATTTACAGCTCTTTCTTCGACGCATAGTTTTTCTGCGTCTTTTGCCTCCAACCATGCCGTCGGATTTTAATATATTAATATTATTACCGCCTGATGTTGATGTTGGATTTGGATTTGGCAAAACTCCTCCTGTCTTATATTCAAAATATCCCGATCCGTTTCCTAGCGCAGACATATATATAAAGATTATATTTTATTTACTAAATACTTTAAAAAGTAGAAAAACGCATAAAAACAAGGAAAAGAAATCGGGGTCGATTTTGAAAATGGACAAAAATAAATGTCCAATTTTGATTTTCTGTAAATGAAATTTGCAAAAGGGTCGTTTTTTCTGTTTTGTTAGCATAATGCTTTAAATACCAAAAAAATATCGAAAAATGTCGCTGCATAATTTTTTACATAATTTTACGCGAAAGTACGACGGCATTTTTTCTTTAGGCGAATAAAAAAATGCGGAAAATGCCAAAAAAAATAAATCTCAATATGTTATATATTATCGTAAGAATACGACAAATGGAAAAATCGGATTGTGACGATAACCAAAAAATCCTAATAAATCCTAATGAAAAAATGCCGAAATCTGCAGACAATTTTTACTGTGTAAAATGCAATTTCACTGCAATAAAGCACAGTAATTGGATTGCACATTTAGCTACTAAAAAACATAACCGTAATGCAGATGAAGAACCATCAATTGCCAAATATATTTGTGACTGTGGAAAAGAATACAGACATATGTCAAGTTTATGTAATCACCGCAAGAATTGTAGCAAACCCGCACCTGTTCCTGAGACGAATAATGTACTCATGGAATTCATGAAGAAAAATCAGGAAATACAAGATAAGATACTCGAGCAAAATAAGGAGCTACAGAATAAGATTATAGAGATGTCGCAGACACCACATATTACCAATAATATACAAAATAATGTTCAGAATAACTTTAATTTAAATATGTTTTTAAATGAGCAATGCAAAGATGCAATCAGTATTACCGATTTTATAGATTCATTGCAGTTAGAAGTATCCGATTTGGAAGCCACAGGTAAATTGGGTTATGTTCTCGGAATATCAAGAATATTTATTAATAAACTCAGAGAATTAGATATACATGAACGCCCACTTCATTGCACTGATATAAAACGGGAAACGGTTTATATCAAAGATAAGGATGTATGGGAGAAAGAGAATACTGAAAAAAGCACGTTAAAACATGTGGTTAAGAAAATAGCGCGAAAGAATTTACAACAGTTACCTGCATGGCAAGAGAAGCACCCAGATTTTACTAAATTGGATACATCGGAAAATAGCGAATATATGCAAATATCATTGAATGCATTGGGATCTTATTCGAAAGAAGAAGAGGAAAAAGATATTGATAAAATTATGAAAAATGTATTGAAAGAAGTTGTGATTGAGAGAAAATAGGTATTTATCGTATCAATTTCGTAATATGAACAATTTTACTACGATTATCTACTACTTTTATGGGGATCCATCGTTTAAATTTGAAATGAAAAACACATTCAATCAATAGAATTTTCTCAACATCCACATATTTATCCTCTTTCATATTCTGAAAATCCTCTTCGTCGTCACTTTCCTCAATATAATCAATATTCTTATTTTCGCGAATATTACGGAAAAGCCCATTCATAAACACACTTGTTTTATAATTTGGAATATAGGCGACATCAAAATAAACGGGTGTATTATTCTTTCCATAAACAAAGAGATGATAGATATCAAACTGTATATCCGCTGCAACTTGAAATACGGTAGGATATTTATATTGAGGTTTCATATAGTCCATTGCAAAATGAGTAGTCTCAAATTGATGTGTTTTCTTTTTAGAGTCGGTACTAGTAAGATTAATCTTACGGCTGATATTTACATTTAAATATGGAACAACATCAGTGGATGATCTGTATTGAATATGATGAACAGGATAATAGATGGTTGAATTCACAGATTCTGGAATAGTTGCAGGATATTCTGACATAGAATCTTTCAACTCTGTTTGCCAAATAATAGGCAAAACCATAACTACTTCCTCTTTGCAATTAAAATTTTGTTCAACATTTATCATAAGTTCTCCAAAAAAATCCAGTTTATCATTAAAATTCGTTTTCTTTATAGGTATTCCTTTATAATAATAAATATCTTCTATCGCAAACCACCGCTTATTTGTAGTTTCTTCATGAATATATGTACCATAAACAATAGTTCCTAAGGAAAGAGAATAATCAAATGTTGTAGTAATTTGGGTTCCACGAATTATTTTTTTCTCACGGTTTAGATCGAGTAAATAACAAACATCCTTATCCTGATGAAATGTAAACCATGCAAAACATTTTTTTCCTGTTGGAATAGCAAAACATAGATCATATTTCGAAGAAACTTTCTTATGCGATATGGTTTCATAAGAAAGTTCAAATTCAGGAAAACGTTTTAATAACGAAGCTAATTGAGTTTGAGAAAGTTCCATGATAATTTATGATTATGATGGAGCGATAATATATATAAGGATAATGTTTCTATACCTTTTTCTAATTTATTTTATTATAGTAAGCCAGTGTTTTATTCACAAATTCCCATGAGTCCTTATTTTTTTCATAACATTCTGTAATATAATAACCATCCGAGTTATATTTATCAGTATCCCAACGTATGTCTTTACAAAGTTTAAAATATACTAAAAACATAGCGGAATCAATGTTATAAACACTAATATTATTACCTAGTAAATGCGATTTAAAGGGGAAAACATGATTTGGTCGAGTTTGGTTGAACGTATATATTTTATTTGGTTCGAGAACATGTAATAAATTATATAACTTTGGATGTATAATATTATCGTCATCTAAAAAATAAATGTAGGTTTCTTCGTTCTCTACTTTACTAAGAGCATAGTTACGTTGAGGATTACCACTTATGCCTACTCCGCTATATATATATTCTTTAATTTTATCATTTTTTCCACGAAATAAATAGGGGTTCTCTATAATTTTCTTTTCATCATATACGATAATCCATTCATCAATATAATCAAAATTCATGCTTTTTTCAATTATCTTTAAATTATCTGGTCGTATACATGGTGTTATGATTGTAATTTTGGTATCGGATTGTTTTTCTTCAAATGCTTGGGGTGGTTCAAAATAAATATGATAGTCTGGAGAACTTCGATAGATTAAATGAAAATATCTTATGAGTTCCTCATCGGATGAATCATTTAATTTATAACAGCGTATTCTATCCATATCCGATGACTCAATTTCTTTTATTAGATCATCCAATTCATAATAGTTATCTAAAAGAATAAAATCATTGGTTTCATCATTATAAAGTTCTCGGATCTCGTTTTTATATTTGATAAATGTTTCTAATCCAAAAATACCATATTGTTTTTTATGATCAAGATTTATAATTAAATTACAATATTTATGTTCATAATTTTCACGTCGCCATATTTGACTATAATTGGATAGATATTTTTTATCTTCAAACGCTCCTAGTTCTTGCATTACGTCATGAATATTATATTTTTCAAAACACTGAGGATAAAGATGTGATCTACAGAGGCGGTTAATCTCGGAATTACGTATTAACGAAAAATTATTATTGCCTCGATTCATATACTGAATATAGGATAATTTATTCACTTTCGCCATTTTTGTATTTACAGCAGTTCTCAATAATACTTCATAATCATCAGAAATAGGTAGGAATTCTGAATAATTACCAATTTTAATTAATGTATCTTTTCTCCATATTCTTGGATGGTTTGGAACACCAACAATATGACTTAATGTAATATTATTAATATTTGGTGTGGAACAAACATACACCCACTGATTTTTATATTTTTGACAATAATAACCGGAATATCCTAATGCAAAAAAATCCCCATAATTAAAATTGCTCCAGTCTTCATATACATTTGCAAAATCCATATAGACAAATCCTATATTCGGATCGCTTTCAAAAACAATAGTGGCATCGGATAAACAATCTGGTAGTAATTCATCATCATGGTCCATTTCGAGAACATATTTACCTCTACATAATAAAACCGCCTCGTTTTTGACATTACCGATACTTCCATTATTCTCGCTTCTTTTATAAAGACGTATTCGACAATCATTCGCAAAGGTTTTTTTAAGGAATTGGAAATGTTCATCATTAGGGGAATCGTCTAATATTACCCATTCCCAATCCTTTAATGTTTGTGATTTTATACTATTATAGGCCCTATAAATTTTATCATAGGAGTTAAAACATGTTGTAAATAGTGAAAAAATGGGGCGAAGGTTCTCGGCCTTCTCTGTAATTAATGTCATATATCCATAATTTAATGTTGAATTCATGGTATGAATATCCGGAAATATTTTGAAATGATTCCATCGAAGTTTCATGCGATAAGAAATCATAGAATCAATATCTTCCAAATATTCTTCCTCACTACTACCATAGGTAATCAATAATTGATTATTGCAATTAAATAATTTATTCAAATCCTTTTTGTTATTAATAATAGTTATGGAGAACAACATATCATCTTTATTTTGTTCAAAATAGATATCGATAAATGAATAAGTATCATATCTAAATAAAATAACAAACGGATACTTCATGGTATAAGATGATTATACATATAAAATAAATCATTCAAACGAAGTTTGAATCTCGTTCTCTAAAAATTTTGTTAAATCATCATTCATTGCGTTCATTTCATTTTCACTTAATGTTGTTTTTTGGTTTTGTTGTGTTTCTGCAATAATTTTTTTATATTTTTCGATTTGAGTATTTACTAAATCTTTCGTTTTTTTGGTAGAATATGTTTCTTTTAAATAGCACCAAATATAATGTAAAATATAAATAATAATGATGGAAAAGATTATGTTGAATAGGAACCAACCTACTACATTCCACATTTTCGATATATAAAAATTAAATATATCTATTTTCATGTTACAACGTATTCAATAAAAAATTGAATATAAAGATTTTTTACTATAATAAAATAAACTATGGCGCCTATTACGATTCTAGTGATTGAGAAGGGGGGAAATGTTAAGGAAGTGTCTCTTAAGTCTTATGATGAGAGTGAACTTTATAAGAAGGCAGGACTAAAGTCACCTGAAGGTTTTAAGTGTTATCATCAATGGGATATGGATGATTTTTCGATTTGTGTTTTTGGAAAGACTACTGGAAGAGCAAATCAGGAGAATAAATTTGAGTTCCCTCCGCCAATTGATAATCTATTGTTTTTCGGTAATTGTATTCTGGTAAGTAAGAAAGAGGATGAAGTAGTAAGTATTACAGAAAAAGATTGGGATACGATTTATGATTCTCTTTATGGTGGTTTTGATGATATTGGAGATAAAGATAGTGAGGATGAAGAGGATGATGACGATGACGAGGATGATGATGTTCCACGTACGAAAGAAGGGTATGTAAAGGATGGATTTATTGTAGATGATGAAGAAGAGGAGGATGATGATTATGAAGAGGAGGAAGAAGAAGAGGAAGAAGAGGAGGAAGAGGATGAAGAGTATGTGAAGAAATCGAAGACAATTCCTAAACGTAAATCAAATACAAAGCCTGCTATTTCAAAAAAGAAGGTTGAGAAGAAGAAAAATATACCTGCAAACGTATTTACTAGTGTTTCTGAATCGGAAAATTATTTAGACTGCACAAGTGAACTGAGCGAAGAGGAATATAGTGATTAATACAGAATAGCATAAAAAATTGAATCTTATTTTTTATCGATAGAAAAATTAAATAAAGACAATCGTAGTATTAGGTTAATGTTAACAAAGATCACAAATCCAGAATTGTTTCGTGAGAATATTACGAAGAAGTTATGTATTCTTATTGGTGATGAAAAGACATGTTCGAATTTGGAGAAAAGTGTATATAATTACGCCATAAAGGAGGCAAATAATCGTAAAATCATTAAGAAATGGGAAAATCCTTATTTCGTACAACTCTATACAGATCGTTTACGAAGTATTTATAATAATTTGAAGAATACAGAATTTCTTACGCAAATAAAAAGCAAGGAGATTAGTCCAAAGTCACTAGAAACAATGACACATCAAGAGATGAACCCACAACACTGGCATAATATGATTGATAGGAAAATGAAGAGAGATGCTAGTAAGTTTACGGTGAATGTTCAGGCATCTACAGATATGTTTACTTGCAGGAAGTGTAAGTCAAAGCGTAGTTCATATTTTGAATTGCAAACACGCAGTGCAGATGAGCCAGCAACCATCTTTATTACTTGTTTGGATTGTGGTACACAAAGCAAGAGGTAGATAAAGATGTAAAGATGTAAAGATGTAAAGATGTAAAGATGTAATAATTTATCATGAAATACATATATCATGATAAAAATGTTTTTTGTTTACTCAATAGATTTCATAGTTATTTCATTCATCAAATGTAATTTACTGCAGGATTCCACTAGTAATCCATTCGAATAAATACCATAATTTGCGGTTTCGTCCTCGTGTTCTAGTGCAATATGATAAATATTGAATGTTCCTTCTTCCTTATAGGGAATAGTGTTTTTATCGACGCAAGCAAGTAATCTGTACTTATCATCGGTTTTTTGTAAGACGTCCCAGAATTCACGAGTGGCTTCTTTTTGTGATTCGGATAATTCATCTACTAGTGATGAATGACCGCCAGTGACAATTAAATCCTCAAACAAATCAGAGTTTGTTTCTTTGGAATATTTGTACAATCTATCTTTGATGCGGTTATTATCTCCGCTATTAAAGATTTTGCTGGTGGCAATAATGTCAACTGGTTTGTATCCATGAAGGTGTGTTTT